CTCCTCGCCAATTGCGCCACGATTGCGCCAAACCCAATTCAATGAATTCGAAAGAAAAGAACTTTCAGCCTTCTTAGAAGAAAGAGCTTGACGCACTTCGTGCGAACCGAGAACAGGAGCAATCTCGGCTGCTGATTGATGGGGACGAGAACTTGCGGTCGGCAAGCTGTTATTCGTAACTGTAACTTCAAACGCCGCCTGCACAACAATCTGGAAAATAGTCTGTGATGCAACAGACCCGGATGAGGCAAAGGCAATCACTGGCATACGCTCAGTAGGTACGGATGTCGTGTCCGCGTTCAAAAAGAACGTGGGATCATATTGCGAAAAATTCGCAAGACTTCCGTACTGATTGGCCGATTGGATTCCATAATATGAAATCGCATCCATGGTTGAAGCTGGAACTGTTCCAGATCGAGAGGCAGGGAGTTGAGACAAATTGGAGACCGTCCAAGCAGCAGTATTTCCATTTTCAGTAGCAGGACAAGCAAAAGCATAATTGCCAGTTGCATTGTTGAAGCTCTGCGTTCCGGTGAGCGAAATCTTGTAAGATACGCATCGAGAACCGGCGATGTTGGAATTCTGCGAAACGGCGGATGAAAACATCCGCGCATTTCCGGGGTCAGTAGTGGAGTTTTGGCCCCACGTGATCGTACCAGCGCCCATCACAATCGTTTCCGTCCAATTTGGAAACATACTGAAGACAATAGCTCCAGTAGCATCCGCGGCAATACTTCCGGTTTCTTCAAAATGAAGAAGCGCAGTGGGTACTGTCGTTTTGATATCGGGTAAACGAGTGGCGCGCATGGGATCAACAACCCCTGCTAGGTAGTCGCGAATCAGCTGCGACCGCTTGTGCTTCGTCAGCATTTCAATGCGTGACTCGGCGTTCAATTTGGAACCTAGCGCCGGTTCCTGGCGACCAGGGCGTGACCCTGATTTCGCTGTTGGTTTCATCGATCCAGACATGTTAAGAGAGGTACTGAGTAATACTCGAAGTCCTCTTTTCTCAACAATGTTATATTGTCTGGATATTCTGCCCGCACAATCGAAGCACTCTCTCGGATAAGCGCTTCTATTGCTTTTTGCTGATCTGGGCGAACGTTGAAAGCTCGATAAAAACTCATCCTGGTTTCATCTGTGATGCTATCACCACTTTTTGTTCCCAGAATGAGAGAGGAAAAACCGCTTCGCTGCATTTTAGCACTTTTGCCTGTGATAGCAGAAAGTCTTCGATAATGTTCGGATAATATAGGTATATCACCGAAAGCAGCTAAGCCACCTACACCTATGCTTTTTAAAACAGAATAAGCTTCTTGAGCACTACGATTAATAGTGCACATGTCTTTAGGTAAGGCTGTTTTCCAATTACGAACCATTTTCCACCCCAAGGTTGTGAAAATAGGTGAACACTGACAAAAAACAATTTGCTCTAACACTGAAACGGAAGGTTCAAAATCGACCTCATGTCCTGATTTATTAAATACAAAATCAGCTATTTCTTTGAAGACAGGTTCTGATGATGTTTCCATAATAGCAACAAAATCATCTCCGTCATCTAAAAATTTGACAAGCAGTCCTCTTTCCTTCATTTTCTTAGTTATCATAAACAAATAGGAGCACATTAAGACAATATTCCCACACGAAGTGTTCATATCACCAGTGCTTCGG